ATCGAGAGTAGTTCCAACAGCAGCTCCCTCCCATGAAGAACCAATTCTATTATTGTACCAAACTGATAAAGACTCAGTAGATCCAGTAAGAGAAATTATGTTTGCTTGTTGAGAAATTGTTGCATTACTTGCTAAAATACTAGATAACCGTTGACATTGAATTGTATTAGATAAATTCCCTTGATTACCACTAGGGCTAATCTTATACCTAACACCTCCTCGGCGAGCGACAAAAGGCAAACTAAAGTAAGACAACATAGTCTGGTTAACAGGATGAAATTTCTTCAATTTCGGTCCAGTAGTGGTATATCCGCCATTCGGATCATAACCACGGGCGAAAGGAAATGCTTGTTGATCAATATTCCAAGAATAATTCGAACCAGTGTTCCTTGCTGAGTTGGGAGGAAAAATTGTAGTATAAGAAGTATAACGCTTAATACATGAGCGAATACTACTTATCTTTTCTCCAAAATAGACATCGTAAAGACTGCCATAAGCTCCTCCTCCACCAATAGGGGTGATTTGATTCTGACCAATAGGTTCATTATCTAACGGTGCAGCAGTCACAGAAGGATCCATAGGCCCTGAACCTGATTGGGAAGTGAATACTGATAAGTTGTCAATTGTATCAGGAATAGGTGCAGCAACTTCGAAATCAGTACCAGCACTAACAAAAACTAAAACTTCAACGTCATTGTTAGGAGTACTATTAGGAGATGTCAAAGAATTTGCAACAAAATAATTTAAAATTCCGTTATAAGTATTGGGACTCGAAGCAACAGACGCTACTGTTGAATACTTTTGTGCAAGAGCTGTATCAACTAACTTAAAGCCAGTATCTTGACTCCATGCAACTGGAATAGTAAAATCTTTAGTCTGAGCAATGTCTACAACCCTAGTGTAGTTAACATTGGTAGGAGCAACTATTGCATTATAGGGATCATAAGTACAACGAATTCTCCCTTTGTGATGTGCTGAAGCAACAATCACTATACGGAAATACAAAGTGCCCCGCCAATACTGGAAAGGTAAAGCTGCAAAACACATAGGGGTCATAGATAACTCATCACCACTCACTGCTAAAAGTGAAGGAGTAACGGCAATGGAGAACAACAAAGTATCTGGCGACGCCGATGTTGTCCAGGTAAATTTCGTAAGAAAACTTTCTCTAGAAGCGACTGATGATAATAACATTTCATCTTTATCGCCTAGTCCAGTAACACGAGGGTCTATAGTCAGTTCTTGCTTACTATCAGATGTTAATTTCTGTACAAGTTCAGATCTATCCATTGTTGCTAAAAATCCAAGTGGAACACTACGCATAGGCATAATGTCAGTCAAAATAGTAGGTCTCGAAAAACCTAACAACCTAGCTAAATTGGCTAAACCCGTAAGGGTCATTTGAGTAGCTTTAGCATATGGTGCAATAGATATAACATTAGATAGTTGAGAGGCAATATTTGCAGCTGCTGAAAGGGGCTTAGACACAATACCGGTAGAATACTCGGATTGGTTTTCAAAAACTGCAGATTGCGAGGTAGGAACTAACAAATCTATGTCCTCAGCCCAAGCATATACTGTAATATTTACAGAGCCTGTAGCTCCATTAGCATGTTTAAGCTGCGATAAATCCCTCACATTCAATAATCCCATTTTGTCCCATTCAGCTGTTGAAGCCAAAGCATACATGTAATCTTTAGGCCAGAAAAACGGCAAAGCCATCGTTCCTCCTTCAGAAGTACAAGGATCTATATAAATATGTGGGCGCTGTGAAGCTGCAATGCAATCATTAAAAGCAATTGAACGGTTCTTTTCCAGAACACTATCTTGGTGAAGTGGTGTATAGCTAGCTAACAACCTACCATAATAAAATGGTCC